GAAACAATGCCGTCCGTTACAACGAACTGTAAAAATTGACTTTCATCGGCCACACCATCATCAGTAGCTAACATGCGAAGGTCTGTAATACGTTTATAACTAATTTCCTTTACTGTAACAGTAAAAGGTTCATTAAAAACTTTTGATAATCGAGTGATTTCTAGGTCCTTTTTAGCTGCCTCTTTTAATGTATCTAGGTCTTTCTCCATTAATTTATCAATGATATTGCTCATCTATTAGTCCTCCACTTTGTCAATTACATCAAACTCTGTAAATGTAAAGTCTACAGATTCTTCTACCAATGCGCCTACTTTCCAGTTTGCAAGGTCTAAAGAATCAAAAGTTACATCATACAATGTTACTGTTTCTACACCTTTAGCATCAGGATCATCTAATTGAATTACTAATTGGCATACAGTGGCTTTACCTTTTTTTAGATTTTCAGCCATTTTACTAATCATCAAAGAAGATACTTTGTTCATAGTTAAACTGCCTGTACCTTCATAACCAACATATTTATATTGTTTACTCATTGTCTTGGCTTTTTTAACTTCTTCTTTGCTTAATTTAATTGTAGCTTTAACTGCGGTAGCTTGCGATACTAAAGAACCATCTAACCACACTTGCCCATGAGAGCCTGTCATTACCTGTTGCGCTGCAAAATTCTCCATGTGTCCCTCCTATTAAATATTAATTGGTAATTGGATATCTTCCATTGCATCAAGCGGTCTTACTTTTGCTTTTAAGAATACAATCTTCTTAGTATCCAATTTTTTAACTTCATCATCACTCATTTTTGCTAATTCTTCTTTTGTGAATAAGCCATGTGATAATTGGTATGTTCGAACTGCTTCACAATCAATTTCACATGTGGAGTAATCTTTTTGTAACAATCGTTCATTTTCTAATTGTTTAAAATATCCTAAAATCGCACTAATTAGCAAACATTTGTTTTCATAATCATTTGTATATTTGCCAATGTAAGAATCTTGTGCAGTTTTTCTGATATCGTCATAAATCATATCCATAATGTCTACTATTTTGATTGTTTGATATCCTTCTAGCTTTCCTTGGCTTGTTGTTACCAAAGAGTTCATAGCACGGCTCATTTTAAACTTTTCGCCATCATACCAAATGAAGAATTTACCTTCATTTACCATTGCATCCATTTCATCTTGCGTGTGTCTATCACAATCAATTACTTCTGCTAATGGTGCATATGTAGCACTTTGTGTCATATTTGTGCCTGCCACAAGACCTGCAATGCGTGCAGTATATTCAGCTGGTTTATATTCACGATCAGCTGTAAACACTTTTGTATTACCAAAATTGATTACACCTTCATAATCTGCATTAGAACCCGGTAATACAACCTTAATTTTTTTGAACTTATTTTCACGTGCTGTTTTTACCCACGTTGCAACATATTCCAATTGAGCATTTTCAATTGTTGGAATTGCTAAATAATCAAATCGTTCTGTAAGCATTGCTTTTAATGGTTCTTGGAATCTATCAGCACCAGTTTTATCGCCACCTTGTTGCATCATATACACAACAATTTTTAATGGTGGTTTATTGTAACCCCTCAATGCTTTTAAAATGTAATCCTTGTTTTTATCTGATAATTCTTCTGGAATATCATCTACTGTATATACCAAAAATGGATTAGGTAATACTTCATGACCATTTGTTTTTGTTGCTAATTTATCAATTACCTGTTTAGTATCTTCTAAAATTAATGCAACAATTCCCCTTTGGGAACGTTGAATGGCTTCAATACCAGCTTCAATAAATTTAACTACAACTGTAGGCATTCCTAATTTAGCCATTATTTATCCTCCACTTCTACTGTTAATTTAACATCACCCATTGTGATTCCTTCTTCTTTCATTCTTTCAATACGTCCTGTTGTATCCATGAATGTAATATCCATTGTAATTTGAAGAATATCATCTTCTTCTCCTACTCTATCTTGTTGAATATCATCTACATGTAAATAACGATTACCAACAGGAAAACCCATTTGAAATAATAGTAAGAATTTATCAAACACTGTTAAATAGTGTTCTTCATCCTTATCTTCATTACTTGGAAAATATGTAGCAATAACAGTTACATTTCTTTTAATGAAATTCTTTGTTTGCATTTCTGAACTCATTAAAAGTTTTACAAAAAAACACGGCATAGTGAATTCTTCTAAAACTTCATCACTATATACCGTGCATCCATATTCTTCATGTATTTTCTTTGCTACAGCTTTCCATATTGCCACTTGTGATAATCGGTTAGCCATCTTTTATTCTCTTCCTCAACATTTTAAACATGTGTTCACCAACAGCTGTTCTTATATCATTTCGATTTTTTTCAACCGTCCTTTTAAAGAAAAATGTCCCCTGTTTAAATCCTTTTATTTTTCCATGCATAGTTTTCATGACATGCCCACGCTCTACTAAGTGAAAATGAGGTGATGTATTCCGTAAAGTTGCTTCTAGTGTTCTACTACTGCTGCCATTAATAGTCATTTTCCAACTTTTTGAAATTTTTCGTTTTCTCCCTTTACCTACAGGTGATGCGCTTACTAATTCCTTTTTCATTCTATTAGCTTCTTTACGCATCGCTCTTTCTGTTTCTACAGGATACTCTTTTATATATATATCCAATCTCCCCATGAAGGTTTTAATATTCATTATTTCCCTCTTTTATAGATATGGCACATCAATTCTAATTTTGTATGTTCTTCATATGGATCAATTACAGTTTTAACTTTATAGACTACATCCTTATATTTAATTAGGACACCATCAGTTATTCCAGTTCTATATCTGATTGTAATTTTATATAATTCGTCTACTTTTTCTTTATACATTTCAAGATATTGCCTGCCACGCAATGGTTCTATCCTTGCCCAAATTCTATTAGGTATCAACCTAATCAGTTTTTGTTTAGTTATTCCATCGTGTTCAATATCTTGATACGCTAGTACTTCAATTCTTTTCGTCAATCTTCCGATTCCGTCCATATTTAGCATTTTATGTCTCCTCACTTGGATAATTCTTAGATAATGCAATATGGCGAATTAATGGCCCTAGCGTAAATGGCAAATCATGTACAAATGTTTTAGATGAGGTTGCTTCCCTATTTTCGTACCAATGAGCAACCATATATTGTACGGCTCTACGATATAGTGGATCGTCAATATATGGTTTCCCAGTCATTTGCTCAATGTACGTGATAGCGGCATTTATAGATTCCTCAATAAATACATCATCTTCTGTAATATCTTCATCTATTCGTAGGTATAGTTTTACATCCGCTACCGTCAACATACATTACACCTATGCTTTCTTAGCTAATTTAACCAAAGAATTTGTATCAACAGGCTTACCATCACAAATCATTGTAGATTTACGAACAATATCATCTGTTTCATTATCTTCATATGTTTTTACACCAATTTGATAGTTAGTGTTCAATGCATAATCTTCAAAACGATAAATGAACGCTACAATATCACCTACTGTAGCCGCATCAAGGTTTTTAAGATAAGGTACAATCAATACGCCACGGCCAAGAATAGAACGTTCTGGTTTCCCACCCATGCCATAGTTAACACGTGCAATTGGTTGACCATTCTTATCTGTCATGCCTTCAATATTCATGAATGTTTTCTTAGTCATTACCCATACAGCACCTTCTTCATATTCAACAGGTAGTTCACCTTCTGCTTTTACAAGTGTTGCATAATCAAAATCTTTAACATCCAACTTCACTCCAGCAGCCGCATCCTTTAAAATGCCTGTAGGCTGACCATTACCTGTACCGTTGATAATAGCATTCTCAATAGCTTTAACCATTGCTTTGGATACGTTATTAGAAATCATATTTTCAAATGCAGATAATGCCATTACAGATGTTTCTAAAGAAATAGATACTCGGCATTGTAGTTTGAAGTGACCAAATTGGATGTTGCCAGTTGTTGCTTTTTGACGATCAGAACCTGTCCCTTCAGCTACCCATGTAGCCACAGGCATTACATTGCTTGTAGGAATTGCAAGACCAGATTTAAAGTTTGTATTGGTAACTAATGGCAATACCATGCCAACACTTTCCATTTTTTGAACAATCTTGTTCAAAACTGTTGGTGGAATTACTGCGCCAATATCTGTAGTTAATGTGTTTTCATTTTGACGTAATTCTGCAGGAATTGGTGTGTTATTCATTACATATTGCATGAATGCATTACGGTATTCCATGGAATCAAATACTTCTGCACCTTGTGTACGTTGTTCTTCTACAGGTACAGGCACTGTAGTAGCAGTAGGAACAGTATTCAAAATTGCAGTTCTACGTTCTAGTTCTGTTTCTTCTGCTTCCAATGCACGTAATTCTGTTTCAATTTCATCAAGATTCAAGTTAAGCTGTGTTGTATCTTCCAACATTGCACGTAATTCTGCTCTACGTTGTCTAATTTGTTCCAAACGATTCATATTATCTCTCCTTTTAGGTAATAAAAAAACACGCTTACTGCGTGTCTAATACTTTTTATGTCATGGCCAATAATGTTAGCCGTTTTCTTTTTTCGATATCTTCATATCTCTCATAGTCCCCATTTGCCCTAGCACTAACCGATGTGCCTTTATATGCAGGGTTATCTACAATAGATACGTCATATACCGCTTTTACTGATTTAATTTTTCGTGTGTATATTTTATTTTCTCGGTCAATCTCTTCTTCTTCACCATTAACAATAAAGGCAAATGACATTTTATTTAGATCACCACGTTTAATTAAAGAATATACATCATTTCCAATCGAAGTGTCTGCTACATTACCTGTTAATTTTAACCCTTTTTCATCAACAGTTAATTGCAATGTTCCACTAGCAGTTCTAGCAAATAGCATTCCGCCATGATTGTAATTTAATACGCATTGACTAAAATCAGTATTATCAAATGCGCCCGGTAAAATCACTTCACGATATTCATACCCAGTATATTCAGATTTCCAAATTAGTGTTTCTTCGTTAAACACTGCAGCATATCCTTCTACTGTTCGTGTTTGAATATCATCAGTATCATTCTGTATCGCTTGCACCGTCATCATTCGGTGTTCCATTTTTCGGTTCTTCCTCATTTGTATCACCTCCTTTCGATGCATTTATTTGATATTGTGAAAGGTCTTTATACTTGGCGAAATTAAGACTTACTAAACGTTCATCGCCACCTTCTACACCTTCATAACCAAATATTTCACGAATTTCATTTACTGTAACAGCCCCTGTAGGCAATAGAGTTTGACAAATATTAATCCTACTTGCTACAGACATATAGGATAGCCTATTGCTTTCAACTATTACTTCATTCCCATGCCCCTTTTCACGGCTTGTAAACAGTTTTTCTGTAAATTCCTGTGTTAATTTAATAGCAATTGGTTCTAATACAGATTCATAAAATGCTATGTATTCATCCTCTGTGTAATTCCCACTAACAATCTTCTCATTCAAGCCAAAATGCTTATATACCATATCTCTTGCAAAATCCATCTGGCCTTTATTAAAAGTGCTGATAGTTGTTGTTAACTGTTGGAATGTAGCTTTATTATCCAATGTAGCAATACCACTACCATTTTTATTTGATACATAGCGGTCTGTAAACTTCTCCCATAACACTTGTTGGTCATCTTCACGTACAGTACCCTCAAAATTGATAATACCACGTAAAGAGTTGCCATTTTTTACAGAGTTTATAATTGCGGCCTTTACTGCATGCAATAAATCCAAGTCCTCTTTTAAAGCTCTTGAGTTATCTTCACCAAATAGCTGATGACTGTTAAAATGCCGTTTAATATGAATAACCGCATCATACAGTACAGTCATACTTTTGCCATTAATAAATTGAAATTTAACATATAAATTGCTATCCTTATCCACTTTAACTTCTACACTTCCAAAGTCTAATGGATATAGGCCCTCAATCACGCCATTTACATCACGTTTTACATAAATAAATGCATTATTGTAATTGAAATATTGTGCAACTACTTTTTCTAAAAATTCACTTGCCGTCATAAATGGATTTGGTCTTGTTCCCAATATGTGGTTAATAGGTATAGAACCTTGTACCATTCCATCACTTGTTCGTCTGACATGTTTAAGCTTCATTTTACCTAAATGTCTAGCAATCGTATCTGTACAATCTCTAAACGTGGTATCTGTATATGGCACGCCACTAAAAGGGGTAAATACATTCGTATATCCATCTAAGAACTCTGCCCCAGTTAAATTAGCTTTATCAGTATTGCCAAATCCAAATATTTTATTAAAGATATTTCGATAGTTCATTATCTCACCTCCTTTCTTAAATTACATTGTGGTAATCTTCTTGATTTCGTTCATACTCAACATATGCATCTAGCATTGATGCAAATCCATCCATTCTTTTCTTTGCATGAATGGATTTAGTTGGCTGAATATTGCCATTACGATCTACATCTATTTCCACATTAGCCATACACCATTTCAATATTGGATTGTTATCATAGTTGATTAATTTTGCTTCCAGTTCTGCCCCCAATGCTTTCATTGGTCCGCTCAACGTTTTCTTACCTTGAATGACTGGATTCATTACAGACCGCCCAAACTCTGATTTCATATCTTCTACAAAATATGTAGCACTCCATCCGTCATACCCACATTTATATAAGTAAATATCATCTTCCATTTGTCTCTCTTTAAACCATTCAACAATTAACCTATAGTCAATTCTATTGCCCGGTGATTTTCGTATAAATCCTCTTTTATACCACACGTCATACGGTACTTTATCTTCATTTACTCTTTTTTCAAATAAATCTTCTGGTATCCAGTACATCTGCTTAATATATTTAACTGGATCATTAGGGACCATGAACAGCAATGTGGCACATGTTAAGTCTGTAGTTGCAGATAAATCTATACCACCTATACCATATCTAGGTTTTAACACTCTTATATCAAATGTTGCTGTATTATTTAATTGTTCAAAGGTTAAGAATGCTTCTGATGATGTTTCACGAACATTGAAGTCTTTTGTAAGGAGATTAGTTACATGAATTGGATTATTTTGTGCAGATTTAACTTTTTCAGCTAATTGACTAACACTCTTAATCGTTCCCAACCCCGGATTAGCTTTTGCCCAGCAATTAGGGTCTGTCCATTCCTTGCGACTATCTAACTCATAAATTATTGGTAAGATGCGTTCATTTTTATAACCTTGCTCATCATCATACCCGTCTACAATCTGACATGCCTCATCATATTTAATATCGTAAATGCTTTCACGAACTGTACCAGCTGTACTGGTAATAATAGTTAGTGGTTGCTCACGTGCGCTCATACCATCAACGATAACATCATATAAATTCTTATCTTTGATAGCATGTAGTTCATCAATTAAGGCCCCATGAACATTTAATCCGTCAAGATTATTTGAATCTGATGCAAGAGGTACAAACTTACCATCATTCACATCACACAAAATTCTATTTACACGAATATGACAAACTTTATTTAGCGACTTACTTTTTTTAATCATTTTAGCCGCTTCATCCCATATAATTTTTGCCTGGTCTCTCTTTGTTGCAGCACTATATATTTCAGCACCCATTTCACCATCCGCAATCAATAAAAAAAGGCCTATTGCGGCCGCTACAGTGGACTTACCATTTTTACGTGCCACTATCAATATGAGTTCTTGATATTCTCTTGCTTTAGTATCTTTATCAACAAATCCAAATAATGCCGCAATCATAGCTTTTTGCCATAATTCTAAAATTACTGGTTTCCCTGCCCATTTACCTTTAGAATGTTTGCAAAACAGCTCAATGAAATCAATTGCAACTTCTGCCCTGTCTTTATCATAAATATATTGACTAGGGTTTTCTAACTTATCGACTAAATGCTTGTACACTCTACGAACACGATCAGATACAACTATTTCACCATCAATGATTTGGTTATAGTATTCTCTGATTGGGTTCATCGTCTAACACGTTCCATAATAAATTTTTTAAATTCTTCGTCATCATCTTCATTTTTAGTCTGTGGCAACTCGCTCAACAGTACTTTTATGATAGCAATATAATTTTTCATCAACGTGTTATATGCTTTTGATTCAGTCGATTCTTTTTTGCCAAATTGATTATTTCCATTGCAGTATTCTTCCACAAATCCAACTTTTTCTAACTGAATTTGTAAATCATCTAACTGCATTTCCATGTATACAGCTTGCTCAATTGATTTTCTAATTAACTTTTTCTTTTCTTGTGGAAGTTCCTTGAAAATCTTGTTATATTCTGCAATTCTCTTCTTTTTTATTTTTTCTTTTTCTTCATTTGTCAACTCCAATCACTCCTTTGTTAACCACACCCCTCACATGTGCGACCTACGTTTTAAACGAAACTGCTGCCCCGGTGTAGAAAAAAATATTTTCACCATAAAATTATGGGGGGGAGTCAATTATTATCATGTTCATTATCATTTATAGCTACTAAATCACCTAACTCGTTGAATATCATCCCACGTGTCGGTCTAACTAATAGGCTTGCACCGCTCGTCAATCCATTAGGTGTAGTCATAGCATCTAGCTCTGCATGTATTGCATTGTGACATTCAATACATAAGAACATAAGATTATCCCAACCATATGCAACCGCATCATTGTTAATGTTGTTTGGGGTTAGTGGCTTTTTATGATGTACTACCCAGCGTTGTCTAGTCCCATCTGCCTTATTGATGCTTTTTAATCCATGGCATCTTTCACATATATAGAGCTTTGATTCTGCATATGCCTTTGCACATCTTCTCCACCTATATGAATTATAGAAATTTTTAGAATACTCTTTTGCCATTTTTTAAAATATCCCCTTTTTTCTAGGCCACTACATTTTATACATCATATCCCATTGCTATACGATTAATTGCATATGCTTCATCATATGTTATTCCCTCACGTTCAGCTACTATCTTTAAACAATCTTCCTTCATTGGATATTGTCCGCTATGAGTATTGATATGGCATTGTGTGCATAGTTGTATTAGATTTTCTCTAATATCTCCACCACCACTACCACGTGTATTTATATGGTGTGGTTCAATTGTTGTTCTGTTGCCACACACTTCACATATTTGTGAGCGAACTTCTTGTATCGTTTTTCGTGAGTTAATTCTTTTGTGTTTCATTATTTCTCCTCAATTAAAAAGGACTACATCATATCGTGTTATGCATCCGATGTAATGTAGTCCTTTTATGTAGTTTTCCGAAGGAGGCAAGTAGTGTTCAACTCGTTTATGCCCACATACAGTATCTCATATATTGAGTGTCAAATAATAGCAACCTTTTTATAAATTTCCTCAAAATTTTTGATTGCTCTCTTATGTAGATTGTGAATGTTCTGTCTTGAACATCCTACTAGCTCCGCTACTCTCTCCCATGTACATCCGTTTATGTATCTATCAATTAGTACTGTTCTTTGTTTAGTACTATGGATCTGATTAATCATAAACCTTGCACGCTCCCTTTCTTGAAAGTATGTGCTCCATTCTCTCATAATCTCATCTGTAACCGCATCAAGGTTAGCAACTTTATCTGCAATGGTTATTGGTTGCCCACCACTAATTCTTTCCTTGCTATAGTCAATTGCTTGTAGGCTCATTATATCCTGTCGCAATCTAAATATTTCTCTCTCCTTACATCTAATATTCAAATCGGTATCTCTGATTTGAATTAAATATTCCCTTCCTGTCATCGACTAATATCCCCTTGCTTATTAAGATATTCTTCCCATTCCTCAAGAGAATATATTTTTATATTTCTTGCATTAGCATAAGCCCATTCTCCAATGCAGCCTTTTGAGTGTTGCCAATCTCCACATAATATTAATACTGAACACTTTTCCAACATATCTAAACAAATTTGTAATCCCTTAGCATACTCTTTTTCAAAATATAACATAGAAAAATTATGTAATGGAGATAGATATACATTATTTCTATCTTTTAATACTAACTTTTTCATGATTTTATCTATTGCTATCTGATTACTATTTATGACATCATCACAACTTAGTTTATTTATGCTACCAAATGGATGCGCTACATATATCAATCTCCTATTCATTGTGTAACTCCTTTAGTTTGTAGATCATTAACATGGAACACATGGCTATCATCCGCATCAATTGCATCTATTGCCTCTTCTATTTCTACACTTTCAAATAGCTTTGCTTGCGCTCGTTCTCCTTTTACAAACATTGCTACTTCTTTTAGAAACTCTGCAATGATTTTATGTTCTTCTGTTCCTACTGGTAGCCATTCGCTTACTACTTTACATAAGCTGCCAGCTTTATTTTCTAAACCGCCAGTTACCTTTACTTTATCAATCAATGTATCATCATGTTTGTTATATTTAATTCCCATTCCTACCATTGAATACATGTTTGCTGAAAATTTGAAAGTTGGAAACCACTGTAAAAATAATTCTTTCATCTTATCGTATTGTCGAATCATTTCTGGCCTGTATAAGTCTTTTGTTTTTAACTGATATGTTTCATCACACCTTCCGTTATGTTTCATATATGTTACTTTGGTATATTCTCCAAATGATACACTTAACACTCTAATCATTCTATAACCCCCTTAATTCTCTTTCTTTGGTTCGCCTTGCTTGTAATAATTGTTTCTGTTGCTTTTCTTCACATTCCCATTCACCACATAGCATCTTATTAGCTTTGTTTGTGTAAAAACGCTTTCCACATTGTACACAATATCTTGCGTACTTATATGCTTTCTCCATGCGCTCTCTATTTTCTTTTGCTACTTGCTTTGCCGTCTTGCGTGGCACTACAGGTTTCCCTTCCATACAATCTGGGCACCATGTGTTATGGTCTGCTGGTGTATATAGTCTATCGCGCCTATGACATTTTCTTTGCATCTTTTTCTCCCTATATTAATTCAAACTGAACTATTTCATCTTCTACATACTTAGCAAGCGCTATTAAATTGCTACAAAAATTATGCTCACATTCCCAACCACTTTCTAATTCATTTAGCTTTACGTCATTTTGAACTAAGTATTCTTTGCCATTGTATTCTCTAATTTCAAATTTAGAATCTAATATTTTGTTGATTGTCCTAATAACATTTTTCATTGCATCTTTGTAACTCACTGTATCTTTTATCCAAACATCTTCAACATCAATGTCTTCGTCTTTATTAAAATATTCGATTCTAACTCTCTTTATTCTAGGAATTTCTCTGCAATCACAAATATAGTACATATAATTTCTCCTTTAACTATTTAAATATATTTTTATCATTCATTATTTTCTATGAATGTTCTCCTAACTACTTATATATATTTCACATCGCTTTATTATTGACTTAACTAAATCTATCGGAATATTTGACCTTGTATTATACCTATCCCTGTGCTTTTAATTCTCTTTCCCATTGTCCTATCTCTGTATACTTTTTATTTTGCTCTCTACATTCGTCCACATATAACTTGCGCCATATCAATAATTCTGACCTATGTATTTTCATCTGGTAATCACCTCAATCTCTTACTGTGCATCCATACCGTGCTTTCCGCATTTTATATCTGATTGTTCTCACGTTATCCCCTATATAGCTATATGTATCAATTTCTTTGTATCTCTCTTTATTTCGTTCATCTAGTTTTGCTCTATACTCTAAATAGCTTTCACATTTGCTATGGCAATCTACTTCTCTAAACTTGCACTCTCTGCATGGTACATCCATAGTTTCCTCGCCTATTCATTAAATTCACGATTCACCTTGTAAGCATTTCTTTTGATTCTTGCAGTTAATAATTTATCAGAAAGAATTATCACGTATCCACAACGTGGTACAAATATTCTTTTTCCTTCCTTTGTTCTGCACTTTACGATATGATCATGTGCTTTACACACATTTCTGTATCTATCACTCATGTTCATATCCCTCTAATTTATTCCCTACTACTTTTACCTTGCCATTATTTATAATGAACGCTAAATCAAAATCTAGTACCGCATCAGTTTCTTGGTTTATTGTTTTACATCTCCATTGAAATTTATCCGTACTATAATATACTTCCACCACCAAAGGAGTATCCTTTATTGATTTACAATCAAATTCTATGTAGTCCTTTTCGTATAGCCTCTTTCCTGTGATGTCTTTAGCTTCACTTCCTCTGCATAGTGTTCCATCTACAATTGGTATCCATGCGTAATTATCATTTTGCACTGCCAGCAATCTAATTTGTGAGTAACTTTGTTTTATCTCATCACTACTGACCCATTCTGTTTTATTTGTTCCTAATCTAAGGCCTTTATAAATGAGTGGTCTCATACTTCCTCCTCGTTTTTCCTATGTAGGTTATTTACCAATACAGCTTTTAGGAAATGGCGGATATACTGCCTATCCTGTTTTATTTGCTTGCCGCATCAATTCAGCATATATTTTTTATGTTCTATAAATCTTTATTGGAGCATATGCAGAACAGTCTTCACATTCTTCTTTCTTTAGCCAATATAATGTACCTGCAGTTTTACCTTTGAATACTTTTATTGATGTTTTCCCTTTAGGGCAAGATGGCTTCACCCATAACGCACCGCTTTTAGCTGGTCCAAATGAATGACTGCATATCTTTCTTGGTCTACCTCTTCTCATTTTTTATTTCCTCCTAGAATGGAATATTCTCATCATTGTCTGCAAACCCATTATCAAAGTTACTTGCTGCGCTTTCATTTTGTTTAAGTCCATATGTAAGGTTTTGTGCCACTACTTCTGTTACATATCGTTTTGCTCCTGTTTTATCTTCATAGGATCTAGAACGTAACTCACCTGCTACGGCTACAAAATCACCTTTTCTTAATCCGCTATAAAGTTCCGCATCAACCCAACACACAATATTGTGATAGTTTGTACTTTGTACTTCATTTACGTATTTATTCGTTGCCATTCTAAATGTAAGTACTGGCTTTCCTGTTTTTGTATATCTTAGTTCTGCATCGGCTACTACATTACCGCTTAAATACACTTGATTTATATTTATCATTTACTTCTTTTCCTCCCATGTTCTATACTCACTACTAATGCCATAGATAAACTATTGCCATTCCTAATACTACCCCTATCACAATTCCTATTCTTAGTAATTCCATTCTTTACCTCCTCAATCTTTATCAATCTGTAAAATCTATATGGATATCCTTCATCAGATACTGATTCAACTATGCTATCTGTTTCTACGTAATATCCTTTAGGTGGCTGAATGTAATCTCTCCATTCACTTGGTTTTAGAATTTCCGTTTTTACTTTCGGCTTTTCTAAATTCTTGCTACTATTCCATCTACGCTTAAATGCATCTTCTTTTTCTGAATAACATGCACTCCTTTTTTCTTTTACAAAATAACTTGCCAATCTAATTGCATCTTCTGCCCTACCTTGATACAACATCAGCTTATGCATACCATGTGGCCAAAGTTCATTGATTTCATCTGAATACAATTCAGCATTATTAATGATCATGTGAAAGTGGATTCTTGTTTTTCCCTCTGCAATATAGATGTACTTTAATTCCTTACCCAGTTTTTTATATCTACGTTTTAACCGTCTCATAAAATTCTGCATATCTTTCTTTGCATCTTCCCATGTAGCTGGCTGTTCTTTATATGTAAGAGTAAGATAACAATCATTTGTATTGAAATTGTTATCAATCAACATACGCAGCATTGCTTCTGCTTGTTTTTCATTTTGCTTTTTCATAGCTTCTGGTGTGATGCTTTTCTTTTTTACACGCTTGCCATTCTTTCTATAGGTTCTTGATGTGTGATGATCAAGTACCTCTATCATATTTTTAGATATGACTTTTCTGCGTTTCCTCATCGTAATGTATCCTCATGGTCGATTTGTTAATATGTTATATCTAGTTAATTAGGAAACACCGACTTTATCGGTATTTCCTAGTATTAGCACGCCATGTATGATATAATTACGTTAGGATTGGTGCGTAATTTACGTGCTAGATTAGGGCTCTTTTCTAGGGCCCTTTTCTTTTTCCTTTGGATAATTGCAATGCATGTCTCCTTGACTAACTTCTAAATACTGACATGCATCGCAATGTTCCATATGAATAGATCCTTTAGCCTTCCTACAGTAATGTATGTAGTGATGGCTTTTTTTATTACCTGTATCACTACAGATTGCACAATATGGTTTACTCATGTAATTCACTCCATATGTTGCGCCTTACTGATTCCATTGTTGCTAAGTGCCCTTCTCGTATTGGCCCATTCCCTGTGATACGGATATTCCATCCATCCTGTTTTTGATTTAGGAAGATTACTCTTCCGTTGCCTAGAATTGTAAAGTTTAACAATTGATGTTGGCGATTATAAGTAAGATTTTTAATTATTTCTCTTAACTCATTAACCTCTGTCTCATTGAACTTTAGGTATCTTCCTAGCAGCGTAAGCCCTCTTTCTTTTGTATTCATGTTTCATCACCCCCTTTAATGTGCTTAACAGGAATATGATTGCCCCTGTTAAAAGCATCATCAAAACGTTTAATAATATATTCCATCCATGTAGAAACTCTATGCCTCCACATAGTCCTATAATCATTACCCATAACACCACCTGTATGTTTGTGATAATGTCTAACTTAGTTCGCATTGTTACGCCCCCTTTAGCCACTTCATATGTTGCCCTTTCATCCATGCTTCAAATTTATCTACATGAACCAGTGTTTGTTGTGGTCCTAGTTGCATACATATTTCATTGAACTTTCCTTCATTGCGGATCATATCTATTCTTCTATAGATATACATTTTGCTGCGTCCCCATATCTTAGCTAGTGTGCTAATAGGCACATATTTAGGTTGAACACTTTCCATTTCTACTACTCCTTTTAATCACGTCTTATATTTAAATAATCCACGTTGACTTTTATCCCTTGTTCTTTTAACTCTTTAATGCCTTGCTCTAATTCATTCTTTGCTTTAGATACTCGTTCATATGCTTTAATAAACTTTTCTCCTTGCATTTTTGTTATATTCCCTTCAAGTTCAATTACTAACATTTATAATCACCCTTTCTATTTCATCTTATTTTTATTATTGGTATAATCACCTTAAAAGGAGGTGATTATATGACCGCAGTAATTAAATTTAAAAGTGGATTTGAAATTGCAGTCCCTAATTTAAAAGAAATTATTGTTTCTCACGGAGATAAAGAGACTAAATATACAAATTTTAACGATTTTTTCTTATTAAGTTCTGCAATTAGCATCCGATTCATTGGTGATATCTCTGTATCCACACTAATGAATGAAGTTGAAGTTGTTTATTATGGCAACTATTAATGCTTAAATTATTTTGATGAAAAGAGTGCAATTGCAATTGTGCTCTTTTCTTATCTCATCCGCTTTTTCTACGATTTCATTCAACTTTGATAATGTACTGCGAGCATTGATTTTAACTATTAATGTATCTTGCCTAATACAATTTGCTTTTTCCTTTAGGTTTGCTACTGCGCTTTTCATTTTTCACCTCTTCTTTTTCTAATTTGCTAATATATTCTCATAATATTTAGAATCGTTAGGATTACTGCACTTACAAACATTACTAAATTAACTTTTGTGCAATATCTTATGTCTTGTAACGTTTCCTCTGTAGATTGGTTTTCTTTATATTTCAAAGCATCAAAATATTTAAATATAATCCATTTTTTTTGAGCCGCATCATGTGGCTCCTCTTTTTTATTCATTTAAATTTCCTCTTGTTCTCTTGCTATTTTCTTAACAACTCCTAAATAACGTTCAGATTTTTTCCCAACTCCAAATGCCTTTATTACAGCCATTGTGATAAGGGCATTTTCTACTTCTTCCAAAAATGCTTTCGAGTACCAACAATCTTCAATTGCTACTCTGTCCATAATGTTTTTCATTTGAATAAATGTTTTTGTTAAATTATTTACAGCCTCATCAATAGATAATCGGTGGTCATTCTCTAATGCGTTGCTATCTAGCGCTAACTTCATATGTTCTCTTAGCTTAGGATTAATAATGATTTCTACTTTATTTGTAGGTTGATTTATAGTGTTTTCTTGAACTTTCAGTTCATCCACAATTACTTCATCAATCATATTAACTATCGTTTTATATTTTGATTTTTCACATGGATCATAATGTATTACTTCTTTAATAAGGTTCTTAGCTTCAATCAACTTAACAATTCGCCTTTGACTAACCTCTTTTCGCATTTCATTCATTAATGCATTACTATTCTTTTCCATTGCTCTTTCCTCTTAACGATTTAGATTAATCCTGTGGATCAAATATTTATTAGTTTGCTCTTCTTTCATATAGTCATCTATCATCATGATTGAGCTGATATATGTCTTTACTGTATGTGAACGCAATTGTTCATCTACATCATCTTTATATGGGACTGTTAATACCTCTTTTAGTCTGTTTTTAATTAGTTCTTTAATTTCTTTCATCTGTATTTCCTCTCTATCAGTTATATCTAAACGTATTAAGAAAAACTTTTTCTCTTGAGCCGTTCAATGAAGAATTGATGACCTTTACATTCAGCTAAACCACAATTATATTTTTTCTTTAATACCCAACAATCACATATGGTTTTTAGTTTTGCCCCACAATGTTCGCAGAAGTTTCCATCCCATACTTCTACATTACATTTGGGGCATTTTATTGTTTTTTTTCTTCATATGTTTTCACTATTCTTTCTGTAACGGTAACTTTGAAAGATAAGTAGCTTCATACTCTAATACAGTAGATACACTAAGAAGGATTTCATTTGCCCCTGCATATGTAAGTCCTTCTTTTTGTTTTAATAAGGAAATTACTTCCATTACAATTGGATCTTTATATGACTCTTTTACTTGATATAGTTGAGCATTATTCATTGGTTGTTTTAAGTCTTTCATTTGATTTCACCTCTTTGTTTTATTCTCATCATTTATTCATGTATAATATTTTTTGATAGGATAATAACCCAATACTCCAATTAGCGAAATCTTCTGGTATCGCTCAATTCCGTGATTTTGATTTGATACCGTATTTCGGCACACCCTGTGAAAGGAGGTGATTATATGAGTTTTGATTTAGTATCATGTATTCTTATATTTTTTGGTATTATTTGTATTGTTTTATTAACTAACCTTTATAAGTGGTATAGAACTAACAAAATATGTGATTTATATGTTGAATGGCTTGCTAAATCCGAAGTAACATTTAATATTCATCATTACAAATCAGAAGTCTTAAGCTTGGTTGCCGTTGTCCCTCCCAAAATGATTGCTTATAGTCAAGCACTCGGTTATGGACAAATCGTCAATGGCCAAGCTTATGTTATGGATCAATTTCCATCTAGACGAGAGGATTTTGCTCCAGCAATTATACAAACAATGGAAGAGGCAATAGGATATTATAAATTTCAAGTACGGCAATCTATTAACCCTATTTATTGGATTGAATCCTTTGTTTGGTTGCCAAAGCGACTGACTACTTTTTTAGGTCTTAATTCAGAATTAAAAGCAATGAAATTAGTTAATCTTTTCTTTCAACTAATCTATTGGGCCATACTCCTTTTGAAATTCTTTGGGTATGATCTCATTCCAATCCTTCATCATGTATTGCCCTAATATATAGCCACCTAAAAACATTATTGCCTTATCTAAAATCCCAGCCATAATAGCAAGTTTATTTGTGATTGCTAAAATAACTAGAGTTGCCATTACCTTCATAAGAAGAAATGCAAACTTAATAGCAATACCTTTTATAAGAGCCGCATCATGTGGCTCTTTTTTACTGTTCATTTGATAATCTCCTTTTATTTCTTATAGGTTTCTGCTGTCTTTCTGATAGAACGAATAAACTCGTTTTTAACGCCAAAAAAATATGATTATGTTCAATACCATATACTTCAGGAATCTTATTCACCATATCAAATGGCATTTTTGTATTATCCTCTTCCCATTTAGCGATAGTCTGATAATGCACACCAAACAAGTCGCCAGCTTCCTTTTGACTGTATCCTGCATTGATACGTGCTGATTCTAAAGTGATTACCATTTCATCACCTCCTTAACACTAATATAAACGAGTTTATTCGTTACGTCAACAAATTCTGTGAATTTAATTACGAATTTTATCGTTTTTATTTTCTATTTATATTGATTTTAACGATTTTATTCGTTACAATATAGATAGTTTAGAAAGGAGAACTCGCTTATGGCAAGGAATCAACTTAGTGATTTTGATAGAAAAATTCGTAAAGAAATATCTGAAAACCTAAAAAAATATACATCTCATATGACACAAGGTGAGCTTTCACAATTAACAGGAATACCCGCATCAACTTTATCTGGATATTTCTCTATGCGCTCAACGCCTAATGCTGGTACTATTCAAAAAATCGCGGATGCATTGAAACTTGAAAAATCTGATTTAGATCCACGATTTGCAACCACACAAAAAGAATTTACTCCTCGTGTAGAACGAGATATTCAAAAAAGGTTGCAATCTATTTTAGATGATTTAAATTCAGATGCAGCCCTTGCCTTTTATAACGGCGGTGAGGAAATGGACGATATCACTAGAGAGCTTTTAAAAGAATCATTAGAAATGTCCATCCGTACCGCTAAAAAACGAGCACAAAAAAAATTCACCCCTCACAAATATAAGAATTCTGAATCGGAGTGATGCCAATGGATATTAAGGGGATTGTTAGAGAGTTAGTTACTACACATAAATGACTGGTATTCGTTCATCTTCAATTTCAGACTGGTTAAATGGTAAATATGAACCAAAGCAAGATAAAATTGCAATTATTGCAGAGGCTTTAAATGTAAGTCCTGTTTGGCTTATTGGTTATGATGAGCCTTCAACAAATCAAACTGAAGGTTACTATGTAGATCCTGAAACTGCTGAATTTGCTGAATATCTACGTACACGCCCAGAGGCTCGTTTATTGTTCTCCGCATCACGTGGCATTTCCAAAGAAGATATGGAGAAAGCTGTTGAATATATTGAACTTTTAAAATTAAAACATAATAAATAATACTATTAGGGGTTGTTAGTGTGATTGTAAATATAATTGAATGTGATATTCCATCTGTGAAAGCTATTTCATCTACTGGGGAAGATGACGGTGTTCACAATATTTATATCCGTAAGAATATGTCTATTGAAGATATGCGCAACGAAATTAGGCATGAATTGCTGCATATCATTAATGATGATTTCCATATAGATCAACATGTTAATCTTATTGAACATATGGTAAGGAGAAAAGAACTCACGGATGAAATGCTAGAAACTATAGATTTCTATCATCATGTATTGTAATAATTACTAAATTGTCACTTATTTGTCCTTGACAAAATACTAATTATGCGTTTTTGTTATACACTCATATATTGTATTATTTGTCAAATCTGATATACTATAGATAGTGAATTGAC